GTTGATCGTTTAGCTGCTTTTTTTTGTTTAGCAGTAGCAACTGCCTTTTTAACTACTGGTGCCACCTTTTTTACTGCTTTGCTTACTTTTTGAAGCAAAGAAGGTTTGGCAAATTGTTCAGCAGTAATTTTTTCAGGTGCTGGAACCTCTATTTTATATGATGCCTTTTTTTTCATTGATAGCAACAAAATTGCACCACCAGCAAGAAGTAAATACATTAAACCTTTGTTTTTCATTTTCTTGATTTTATATAAGTTGCTATCAAATATGCACCTATTCCATATATCAGAATCCACTTACCATATTTTTCAATATAGAAAGGAACTGATCCCTTTTCCTGTTTTTCTACTTTTTCAACCTCTTTTTTTTGCTGCTCAACTGCCTGTTTAACATCACCAGTGAATTTAAAACTATCAGCAGTGTGAAGAATAAAATAAGGTTTATTGTTAAAATCAATAAACTGCCAATAAACATTACCACCACGTTGAATATAAGAATAAACTTGTCCAACTGGAGATCCTTTTACAATGGTTCCAATTTTCACCAATGCAGAATTTAATCTTGTCAAATCCTTTTTAGCAAATAGTGTTTTTCCTATAATCTTGTCAGCAGTTATTTCTGGCATATCTTATTTTCTTAACATTTTCAAAAGAAAGTTGAATTGCATTTTGTCAGTTTCTGCCATCTCGCAAAGTAATTCAAGATCACTTGCCAAATGTGGATCAACTGCTTTCAGCCTTTCAACTGCGTTATAAATGCGTTCTTCGTTGTCAATTTCGGTTTCATTTGCCATGGTTTCAGGTTTTTCAATTCCAGCAACGTGCGTTACTTTTTGAGTAGGTGCAAAAATGCTGGAAAGTTGTGAAAGTATCATTGTCTGAATTTGAGGGGATTTCATAAAACCAGCAAGTAAATTTTCTTCTTCAGGTTCTTCATCTTCTTCATCTTCTTCCATTTCTTGCTGCATTTTTAAAGCAGCAATTTCAGAACGCAAAGCATTAATTTCATTCATCAAATTAGGGTTATATCCACCCATTTGCTGATATGGCATAATACTTTGTGCCTTGTTAAGCTGGAAAGTTATGGAATTAAGAACTTCTGTTTTTTTACCTTTATTGCCTAAAATTTGAAGCAAATAAACATTTGTATTGTCAGGATTGGAAAGGACTGAAGCAAGTGCTTCTTGCAGCTTTTCTCTACCTAAAACCTTATCGGCTCCAGTGTAAGTAAAACGGCAATAAGATTGATCAGGTTTATGTCCAGCATAAACACTATATCCAGCCTCATCATATTGATCATAGTAGTTCAATATATCTTCAGCATTGTGCAGTTCAGGTTTCCAAGTTGCCATACTATTTATATTAAAGGTGAAGGAAAAGTGAATTTATTAGGCATAGTAAACACCAAAGCAAATGCTAAAGTTACCAGCACTGATAGAACTATATGCAGTAGGGGTTTGAATATATGACTTACTCCAAATAATTTGCTGACCAGCAAATGGGGTAATATCAAAGCTAAAAGCAGCAGTTGCAGAATTAGATACAACCCTGTTTAATTCCAATACCGGAATACGATTAACTGATTCTTTATCATTATAATAAAGAACAAGAAAAGAAGTTTTCAAATTCGCAGTAGATAGCAAAGCATTTCCACTTAAAACACTATTTGTAATAGTATCAGTAGTGTAACATACCAAATTTAACAATGATACGAACCTCAATTGTGGTTGATCAGGGAAAAAAAACCTTGTTCCTGTCGAGTTGGCTGGTACAATAGCTTCGATGAACTCGTAATTTTGAACTTTATTCATTTTTTTTATTTTAAAACTAAAAAATAGGGGTTCTATGTTTAACGTGGCATCCCCCATTCCAATTCAGAAGTTTACTAATATAATTAGCGAACCGGGGTGATATTTTGCCCAAGGATTCCCCTCAAAATTACCACAATTCGTGGTGCAGTGGAAGCCTGAAGTGTAGAAATAGCACCGGGAAGCTCAAGTGTAATTACATTGTTTTTGCTACCAACCAAAACAATATTAGGCTCAACAGGATAGTAACCATATTCGGTTGCATCGTTTTGATCAATACCGCCGTTGGTTGCAGAACTTGAAGAACCCTGTTGGAATTGTGGTACATACAAATGCCTGTAAAGATCCCAAGCTGGAACAATTTGACGATTATTTACAGTAACTGACAACTTACCATTGTATAAATTATACAAAGCAGCAGCAGCACCAGCAGTTGAAAAAGTTACTGCATTGGGATAAGTAAACAAAGGAAAAGCAGTAGTAGTAGAAGCAGCGGGAGCAGAAACGAACACCCCTATACTGCTAACCACAAAAGCATCTTGCAAATTGAGCAGTTGGTTTGTTGGGTAGTTTGTATTAGCACCAGTGCTATTAACCAATACAGGAATTTGGTATGAAGTTGTAGAAGTAGACATTGCTACTTCAGAACGCAAATATGACTGGGAAAGAACTGCTTGACCAGCAGAAAAACCAGCATTTTGAACGAGATTACGGGCATTATCAAATATAAGCCTTTGACCATGTTGTGTTGCCATGTTATTTAATTTTTACTTTGTTTAAATTAATAAGAATATTCTTCATCCATACCAGCAATTACGGAAAGATTATCTTCACCATAACCAGCAATTACGGAAAGATCATCACCAGCCATTACTGAAACAGGAATTTCCATTGCATCATCAATTGCACCCAGTACACCAGTAGACTGAAGCAGTCCAAGACCACCAGCAGCAACCATACCTGAACCGATTGATTGACCAAGAGATCCTTTCAAAAGTTTGGGGAAATATGCTCCAATAGCAATTACACCAGCACTTTTGATTTTAGCATCAATATTTGGAAGGATCTTACCTGAACTTGTCAAAACCCTTGCAGCAGCAGCACCAGCTACCAGTCCGAGGGCATCCATCAAGAAAGATTTTCCGATTGCTCCCATTTTGCGAGATTTTCTCCTACGGCTGGGTGCAGACCTTTTTTTTCTACGTGCCATTTTTTTTGTTTTTTTTTGTTTATGTGGGAAGCAATCCCAAGAATTTATAGTATAATATTTTTACCAATATATTCAGCAGCACCAAAAATAGTATCAAATTTTTTAGGCATACCAATACTACCTTCAGCATTTATAAGTCTAACAGAATAAGTCCTTTTATTTGTGAATGGTTCTTTTTGTGCTTCAATCATTACTTGACTTTCAAGTTTTTTTGAAGTAATTAATTTTCTTTTATATACACCAAATGCCTTATCCTGACCTTTATCAAAATAAATAGGATTCATTTTTTTAAGTTCAGATAAAGTAAAAGTTTTTATAATTAATCTACCAAGAAACCCGCTTACAACCTTTATTCCAGCAACTTTCTTTTCTCTTATTACACCAGTTTTCAAAGTATATCCTCCCTTTAATATTTTTTTATTGCTTTTCAGTATTGACTTAATTTGATCAACAACTGCCAGTTTTTTAGTTTCAGGTTTGTAAACAATTTTCAAACCTTTACTTTTTTTCTTGCTGGTATCTTTACCTGAATTATATGCAGCAACTTCTTTATTTAAACCTACAACAAAAGATTTAATTCTTTTTTGTAGATCTTTTTTATCCTTATCATCCAAATAAACATCCTTACCAGTTTCCAGTCCACCTGAATATAAAACGGCAGCTGCCCTGTCATTTTCTTTTGGATTTCCTGATAATTCAGCAATAATATCACCTTTCCCATCAAGTTCAACCAGTTGAGCAGTTACACCACCATCCAGCTGATATTGATTCAATACTTTGAACCTATATCCCAAAAAATTACCTTTAAAATCAATAGGCAAAGCACCTACTTTTTTATATCCTGAAACTACCCGAATATTTACGTTATGACTTTTTGTGTCTTTATGGGATCCAGTTACTTTTTTAGGTGCAGCCTTCTTTTTAGGTGCTGCTTTCTTTTTTACGGCACCAACCTTTTTAGTTTCACCAGCTTTTGAATAGCTGATCGCAAAAGCCTGTTTAACGGCTTGTGCCTGTGTCAGTGATGGGTTCTTTTTGCGAAGTTTTGCAGCTTCAGCAACTACCTTTTTAAATTTTTCCCTTGCTGCCTTTTGTTTTGCAGTCATAACTATTTTTTTAATATTTTTTCTGCCCAGTTTAACATTTCATCTCCACCCCACAATTGATAAGATATGTAACCGCACTTATCAATTTCACCTTTATAAACTTTTGCCCTTTTTAGGTATGAATAAATTTTTTTTATAAATTTTTCATTCAAAACCTCTCTATTTATCAACTTTATTCCTGTTTTCACTCCAGTTGCATTTTTGCAACTTCCTTTCATCAAATTCAAAACATATCCTTCAGTTGCGTTTTTACTTGCCTGTGCTGGATAGTTTGAATACATTGTTAAAGGTGAAGGAAAAGTGAATTATTTTTTGCGACTAATCAAATAAATTACCAATGCACCACCAATAACAATTGGCAAATAATTCATTTTTTTAGATCCATCAGGATTAACACTTTCAGCCTGATTAACAATACTTTCAATTTGATCCTGTGAAGCCTGTTCAACTTGTGCATCAGCTTCCAATTTCTTTTCCACTACATTTTTCACTTGTTTTGCTAAAACTTGTTTACCAACTTCAGCCACTTCCTTAACATCAATTCCCAATTTTGAAAGGAATTCAGCTAATTTAATCAGGATTGGGGCAGCAGTTGCAGCAGCAGCAGCAGTACCAGTAGCAACAACCCCAATTTGACCTTCAGAAGCAAATTCAACATCTGCACCCAAAATTCTTTTCTTTTTGGCACCTTGTTCTGTTTTTCTTAAAAGTTCATTAGGATTACCGCCCAAATTTTTCCACCAATTTTGCGTTTCATCAGCTTTATTGGTAAAAGCAGTTTTTAACTTGGTAGCTAATCCCATAAAATTTAGACCAACTAAAAGCAAAAACGAACCCCTTGCTGGAGCAAGTGCAATTTTCAGCACTATTTTCTTTTTTTCTTTGGGTTTTGCAGCTGGTGCAGCCTGTGAAGCCTGTGCAACTGGTGCAGCAGTGGCAGCAGCAGCAGCAGCCTTTTTTTTCTTGGATCCAAATAATCCTACCTGATTTCCAATACCTGAAACGGAATATAATGGCATAACTGGTTCTTTATCAATTTTATGGTAATATGTTTTCCTTTCGTTAAATGTTGATAATACAGGATCTATAAAATATTCATTGCCTGAATTATCCTGTATAACTGCAAAAACATGGTGCGGGATTTCATCCAGCAGCCTGTAACTTGCAAAACGATAATAAATTTTGTTATTTATTAATCCTTTTCGCTTGAGTGAGTCCAAATTGCCCATGATCCAAAGAGCATAGTTCTTGCAGTCATTTTTTCCCAGCGACAATATTGCTGCGGGACTCATTATTCTTTGGTTTTTGTCAGATTCGATTGAATATTTTACATTCTTTTTAAGAAAGTTAAATAAATTCTTTGCAGTTTGAATCCCATCACCTGAATAAAAATCTTTGCTAATTTTATCATATTCGCTTGCATACATTTTGTGAGCAGAAAGCATTGCAGAAATAATATCAGGTACTTGTTGATCCCTGACAATCATTTTGGAGTTTCCACCAAAACTTTTTAATCTACCCAAAAGTACATTCTTCTGCATTAAATTAAATTCGCTTTATAGTCAAAAGGAACCACAATCCCGTCAAAATTACCAGTCCCCTTAATTGTGTATGCTAACCCTTTTTTTAACCATCCTTTTGAAGTAATCAACTGCAAAATGCCAATAGTAGGTGAAGCCTGAATTTTTAATTCAGATTCAGAACGTGCAGCAATTTTTTGTTCACCAAAGCTGGAAAAATCAGCTATTAACTTATCCCCTAAATAAACTTCACCAGTAATGGCAGAAATTTTTGCAGTTTGTGCAGTTGGGTTTTGAACCCCAAAAGTTAATTGGAATTTTTTATTTGCAAAACCAAGTTTTTTAAAAATCAATTTTGTTCTATTTGCTAATTGACTTTTCCCCAGCAGATACCATCCAGTTAAACCCGCCAAACCGATTAAAATCCAATTTTTCATTTTCAAAATTTTCAAATAATAACCCAAAATTACTAAAAATTATTCAAAAAAAAAAATTTAGGTCAATCAAGGTCAGAAACAAGGTCAGTTTGTAGGTACACATTTACCCCCCTTTAGGGGGGGAAATGTGTCCTACCCATGTTTCCTGAACCATTTTGACCAATACGAAAACTGACCAAAACTGACCTAAAACCATCTAATTCACTTTTCCTTCACCTTTGATAATAAAAAAAGGGGCAAATTGCCCCTTTTTCGTTTGTATGCAGTGTTTAAGTTTGTTAGGATGCCTCTGTAAGGTATTCCCGTACCTCAAATTCCTTTGTTTTCTTGCAATATAGGTTCACATACCAACCACCACTTTTTAGGGCAAATTTGAGCAGATTTTGCACGTTGTTAATATTCCGATATTTACGTGGAGCAATTCCAGTTTCAGGTTTGAAAAAAATTATTGCAGTATAAAGTTTCATTTTGTTAGATATTTTCTATTTTTGCAATGAAGGGAAAGTGGTTTTTCGTTTGGAAGATCATTTGTCAAGTAGGATCAGGCGACTGATCCTATTTTTTTTAATATTAATATTGTTGATTCAGACATTTTTAAATTTTTTAATGCCCATTTAATATATGAAATTGGCAGATCTTTAATTTTTTTTCCTTTGTGTTTTCCGATTATCCAAGTTTCATCAGAAATTCTAAATGGTTTATGTTGAACTTTATTATTTATACTATTTAATTCGTTAATAAATTTAGTAGTATGTTGTTCGTGTTTCATTTTGCTGATTATTTTTGTTTGTATTTATCACCTGACTTAATTATTGATCCATCCAGCAACCAATCTTTCAAAAGTTTTTTGCAAGTGGTAGAACCCTTGCCAGTAAATTCTTCCAAATCAGATAACATTTCAGAATATTTACGGGGTTCAAACAAGATCCTGTTGATTAAGCTGGTTTTTTCCATACCAAAAACATAGGTTCCAGTTGTTTCCTTTGTATTGTTTGTTTGTGTCCAGCTGGTGCCTGAATAGTAAATTGAAATTGGGTTGAATTCATCACTTGATCTTAAAAAAGTAGCTGAAAGATCAATCGTTTTGTTTTCCTTATTCTTTTCAATTTTTAATACACTTTGTGCTTTTCTATCAAGATAGGAACCAATATGACCAATTGAATTTTGGTCTTTTTTACCTAAATGAAGTACACAAAGAATTAATAAATTGTGAATTTTGGTTATTTTTTTTAACCATTGAATAAGATAAAAACTTTGTTCAACCGAATTAAAATCTGAAATAAGATCTAATATTCCATCCAGTACCAAAATTGAGCAATCAGGGTTTTCTTGCAAATAAATTTCAATCATTTGCTGAATTTCATTAGGGGAATCTTCCCTAAACAAAAATGAATCAAAATTATGGGGCAAATGATCGGTTATAATTTGCGTTCTAATCCTGTCCAATACCCTGTAATAATCAAAATCTGAAGATTCAGTATCAATATAGCAAATTCGCTTCCTGTTGGGGGGAAAGTTTAATTTCATCCCGAATATATCCCAAAAGGTAAAAGCTGAAGCAATTGCACTGGTAATAAATGTACTTTTACCAGCTTTTGGTAATCCCTGAAAACAAACAAATGACTGCAAGCAACCTATGTTTTTACCATCAATAGTAAAAATTATATTTTCATCAGGTGGTTGGTAGTTTTGTTTGAATTTCCGAGATAACAATTTTTCGTGTAGATCATTTGTCATTGGTTTACACATTTTAAATTATTATACTACCACTTTCCTTTTCACTTTTATTTTCCAAATATGCACAAAATTCTTCTGCAATATTGTAAGATTCACCAATTAGGTAGGTAATATCTTCAGGGGAAAGATCTTCAATTTTGTTTTTGTGAAATTGTGCAGATAAAATATTAAGTGCAGTAATTTCAAGTTTTGACATTCCCGCCATCAGGATAACTTGACCAAATTTGTCTTGCATTGGGTGAACTGGCATTGCTGGTAGATCTTTGTTTCTTTGCGACATTTTTATTTTTATTTAAGGTTAAACAATAGGGGCAAAGTGCTTTACCAACTTTGCCCCTGTGGGTGGTTATTGTAAAAAATTTTGAGCAATTAACGCACTTCATTATTTCTTTGTGTATTGCGTTCTTTTACAATTGCTTCATATTTTACAAAATCTTCCATTGCGTATTTCATAGAATATTTACGCAAAAAATAAATTTTTGACAATCCTTCGCTTGGATATTCAGTTGTAGACATTAAAATAAATGGTTCATTTGAAGATATAAAAACCTCAAAGTAATACACAAAGCCGTTCATTTTTACTGGTTTCATTTTAAAAATTTAGTTTAAGTTCCTGAATTTGGTTTTCATATAGTTCAATACTTGCCTGTAACAATAACCTGATTTCATTGACTAATGAAATATCAGTATCGTACTGCATTAATATTTTCCGTTCTGATCCAGCATCAAAACTAATAATTATATTAGAAATTTGACCTTTACTTTGCCATTCTTGCAAACGATCTATTTTCTGCTGGATATAATCAATCTCCAGCATTGCTTCCCTTAAATTGTTGAATAATTCCATTGCTTAATAATTTTGCATTTCGGCATATCTACCAAAATGATAACCGATAAGAAATAATATTTCTTCAGAAGAATAGAATATTTCTATCCTTCCACCATCCAGTTCAATGAAATGAACATTCCGATTCGTTAAAAAAGTCATCATCCCGTGTATGTAATGATGAATTATTACACTTTTTAGTTCGTTTTGAAACATTGCTGAAAAATTTAAAGATTGATAAAATTTTTAAAATAATCAATAGACCAATAGCAACAGGAATTCCAAGCAATACCAAGTATATCACCGATATTACCCAAGAAAAAACCCTGATCATAAATTATCAGCAAAGCAGATTAGAATAGCACCAAGAACGATAAGCAGAATTTGAATAGCAGTTTTTTTCATTGTTTTTGTTTGAAATAGTTAAAAATCATTTGTTACTGCGAATCTAAATTAACTTTTCTGAATATTTCAAATTTTTAGGCATAAAAAAAGGGGAAAATTGAAATTTTCCCCGAAAACACCTCTATTTCTATGAACCTTTAACTATTTTAAGAACAATTCACGTTCTAATTTTCGCCTATTTGTTAATCCTTCAATAACTATCAATTTGCCATCTTTCCTTGCTTTATTGTACAATAAAAAGGAATCAGCAGCTTTTTGAAAATTACCAGCATCAAAGTTTTTCCTTATGGCAGAATCAGCAAATGCCGTTACACCTATATTGTATGCTAAACTGGTCATTGCACTCATTTGATTAGCAGTAGGGGTACGTTTTAATATTTTCTTTATTGCTAATTGTCTTTTTTCTATATCCTTATTTAACCAATCAAGTGCAGTTTTTTCATCAATAACCATTCCTTCTTTTACCTTTTCACCAGTATAAGGATTAGAAGTATTGCCGTATCCGATTGTCCAAATGCCCCCCGGAAAATCTTTATATGCTATGATCTTTGTTCGGTCTTTTTTATCCCGAACAATTCCTTCAAATTTAGATATGATAGAGGATGCACTCACTTTTTTTGAAAATAAAAGTATTAACAATACGGCTAAACCAATATATATTTTTTTCTTATTGGACATCACTATCCTTTGCCAATAGTCCAGTAATGGCAGCAGCAATACCCGCAATAATTGTTACCCAGTTTTTTTGCTGAATTCCATCCAAAATCAGGGAACCACCAGCAATAGATCCAAACAATGAAGTTTTAATGTTTTTTAGTATTCTTTTCATTTTACTTTTTTTTAAGTTGTTTAATACCAACTAAAATTGAAATTGCACAGGATATTGTACTGGCACCAAGAAAAACAATGTTTGCCAATTCAGATATATTCTGAACCCCCAAAAGGGAAAACAGGATAGTGCTAAATGTGGCAATATATGTTGGATCAGTTTGCGACTGCATTGTCCTGTTCATCTTTAAACTTTTCAGCAATTGTGTTAAATGCCTGTATAGCAGTAAAAGATTCATCTATTTTAGAAAAAACCCCTTTGCTGGTAGCAAGATCCAAAATTGCCTTAATAATTTCTAATGCTTGTTTTTCGTTCATTTGTCAAATTTTAAATTGTTATTAATTATATCAAAGTTAATCCAAGTTGAAAACATATCCATTCGTATGCAGCTTGGTTAATATCATTGGAAGTATCCCACAAAAGATATTCTTCGCCTGTTAACGTCAAATTACCCTGTGAAAGTAAATTTCCTGAAGTTTCTTCAGTATAAATACCCCAATAAAATTGAGCAGTATCTTTCAAGTTATCGTTAATAATATAGGCATTGATAAAGTTACCTGTTTGAATTGATCCATTTGCCCATATTTGCACTGGTTGTATTGCTTTCATTTTATTTTATTTTTAGATTACAAAAGTCCATCCTGTTGACTTGTATATATATTTACCCTCAACTGCATCAGTACAATACACCTCTAATCCAACTGCTGGAGTTGCTATTGCCAATCTTTGTGCATTTGTCATTGCTGGTGTTCTAAAACCTTTTGTAGTGGATGATAATGTCAATATTGATGATGCAAGAGCAGTAGTTGTACCAATTTGTACACTAAATCCTTGCAGATTCATAATAGGATTTAATGTATTTTGTGAATATATATTTAATGGATTGCTTTGTGTAAATAAACCTGTTTCTGTTGAATTAGTAAAAAATTCAGCACTTCTTCCACCACCAATCCACAAGTCTAAAACTGCACCAGTAACCGAACCGCCAATAAATAAACCATTTTGACCAGTATAACTTGCAGTTACATTACCAACATATAAATTTGTTGTAAATTTTCCGTTACCAGTTACTTGAAATTTT